GATCCAGATTTTACCGTTGCCGCTCTTGGCCGCGCGCATCGTCGTGTCCGCACTGCCCAAATTGAGAACCGCCCCATGGACCTGGTCTTTGCGCCCAGCCAGATCGAGACTTGGCCACTCGATCGGCTGCGCCCCTATGCCCGCAATGCCAAAATCCACGGCACCGACCAGGTGGCCAAGATCGCCGCCAGCATGGCGAAGTTCGGCTGGACCGTCCCGTGCATGGTCGCCGACGATGGCGAGCTGATCGCGGGGCATGGTCGGGTGCTGGCCGCCGCCATGTTGGGGCTGAAGGACGTACCGGTGATCCGGCTGAGCCACCTCGACGAGGCCGAGCGCCGCGCTTACCGGATCGCCGACAATAAGCTGACAGAGCTATCTGCCGCGCCCGCGCATCGAGATCGCCGGGCCGCAAGGCGTGCAGGCCAGCTTCGACTGGCAGGCGGCCCGCGCCACCAGCCCGGCGCGCATGTGCACGGCCGTACTTATCAACACCCTTACAGGATACTGATTATGATCCGACTGAACCTGACCGCCACGCCTGAATGGCTGGACCTCGCGCCCGGCCTGCGCCTGCTCGTCTCCCCGCTCACCACCGCGCTGATGGTATCGGCCCGCGCTGATCCCGCCATCGAGGCCATGCCGGATACGGCAACGACCGAAGAGTTGGCGCTCGCAATGGCGAAAGCCGTCGCACGGCGCGCCGTTCTGGATTGGGAGGGTGTCGGTGATGACGCGGGCGATATCATCCCTGTTTCACCGGACGGCATCGACGCGCTTCTGGAGATCTGGCCGGTCTTTGAGGCCTTCCAGACCCAATACGTCGCACGTGGCCTCATCTTGGACGCGGAAAAAAACGTCTCCGCGCTCTCGCCGACTGGTCCTTCGGCGGGGGCGATCGTTACTGCGCCGCCTGCCCGGGGCCGTGCCCGGACTGCCCGGCAAGGCTGAACCAGCCACAAACGCTGGACGGCTGGCAGGTCTGGGATCTGGTCGGTCGCCTTGGCGGGCAGTTGCGGGTCATCCCCGGCGCTGTGCTGGGCTGGGACATGGGTGCTGCAATTACTCTCGCCCGAGCGCTGGGCATCGACGCGCTGATCGCCGCCGAACTGCTGCCCGAGATTGAGGCCGTGATGGTCCGCAAAGTAAACGAACAGATGGAAGGAAGCCGCGATGGCTGAGAAAAGGGTCTCCGTCCGCCTCGTCGCCGAGGGCGGCCGCCAAGTGCGCGCCGAACTGGAGGGCGTGGGCGAGGCAGGCGCGCGCGGCTTCGGGCGACTGTCGCGTGAGATGGACCTGGCGAATACCCGCGTTGCCGCCTTCGCCCGCCGCGCCACGCTAGCCGCAGCAGCTGCCACGGCGGCACTGGTGGCGGCAGGCGGCGCGATGGTCCGTTCCGGCCTGCAGACCGTGGATGCGCAAGCCAAACTGGCGCAGTCGCTCGGCACGACAGTCGCCTCGATCCAGACGCTGGAGCGGGCGGGTGAACTGGCCGGTGTTTCCATGTCCGGGATTGAGCAAGCGACCAAGGATCTGACGCGGCGGCTGAGCCAGGCGGCCGCCGGGACCGGCCCAGCTGCCGATGCGCTGGACCGGCTGGGTCTCTCGGCCTCCGACCTGATTGCCCTGCCTCTGGATCAGCGCGTTAGTGCGATCAACGCGGCCATTGAAGATTTCGTTCCCGCCGCCGAGCGCGCCGCCGTTGCGGGGCAGCTTTTCGGCGAGGAAGGCTCCATCGCCATGTCGCGCATCGACACGGCGACACTGCGCCAGGCAACAGAGGATGTACTTGCCTTTGGCGTCGTTGTCTCGGAGCAGGACGCTGATCAGATCGAGCGCGCCAACGATGCGATTTCCCGGCTTGGGTTGATCTGGCGCGGTGTGTCGAACCAGCTGGCGGTCGCCGCGGCTCCTGCCTTGGAAGCGGTCGCAAATGCGCTGGCCAGCGTCGCACGCACAACCGGCCCAGTCGGCATCGCGACCACGGCGCTGTTCGATAACATTGGGCGGTTGACCACCTACGCCGCAACCTTTGCCGCCGTGATGGCAGGGCGCTGGGTCGCCGGAATGGCTGTAGCCGCGCTTTCGGTGCGCGGGCTGGCCACGGCCCTCGTGTTCCTGCGCGGGGCGCTGATCCGCACAGGCATCGGTGCGTTGATCGTCGGCGCGGGCGAGTTGGTCTATCAGTTCACCCGGCTTGTGGCCGGTGCCGGTGGCTTTGGTAACGCCATGGGTTTGCTCTCCGACCTCGCCTCCGAGGTCTGGGGCCGGATTGGTCTAGCGTTAGATGCCGCGCTGGCAAGGATGGCGGCTGGCTGGGAGGGGATGAAGGCCACTGCGCTGACAGCACTCGACGGTGCCATCACAGGCGTGTTCAGCTTTGGCGACCGGTCGGTGGCGGTGTTCCAGGGCGCGTTTGATGCGATGAAGGTGATCTGGGGGCGGCTTCCCGCTGCCATTGGCGACTTTGCGTTTCAGGCGGCGAACGGGCTGATCAGCGGAGTTGAGTCGATGCTGAACGGTGTTGTCTCCCGGATCAACGGGTTCATTACAACGTTGAACGCAGCGCTGGACCTGCTTCCCGAATGGGCAACCGGCGAGGGCGGGGTTCGGATCGGGACCTTGGACCCGGTGGCACTCGGCGGGATCGATAACCCCTTCGCGGGTGCGGCCGAGGCGGCCGGTGCAGCAGCAGCTGATGCGTTCTCGGCCGCACTGGGGCGGACTTACATCGATACGCCTGATCTGGGACTTGGGGCGGCGGCCGACGTCGCCAGCGCCCGGGCCGACGGCTACCGCGAGGCAGCAGGCATGCTGGCCGATGCGGCTGGTCGCCCGTTGGCGAGCTGGCAAGCGCTGCGCGATGCGATGACCAGCGCCGGAACCGAGGCAGAAACAGCCCTTGCGGATGCTGCCACCTCGGCGGATGCGCTCGGGGTTGAACTTGATGAGACGGCCGTCGCCGCCGGTAGTGCTGGTGCCGCCGCTCGCGCTGCCGGGGCGGCGGCTGCCGAGGGCGCGAACCAAGCGGTAACCGGCTGGGGCGCGGTGACGGCAGCTCTTGCCGACTATGCCGCCAAAGCTCGCAATATCAGTGGCGATATTGGCCAGACGCTGGTCGGGGCGTTCCAGATCGCTGAAAACGCCGTGGGCGACTTCGTCAAAACCGGCAAGCTGGACTTCAGCGGCCTCGTCACTTCGATGATCGCTGATCTGGCCAAGCTGGCGGCGCGGCGCTTTATTCTCGGCCCCATCGCCGACGCCTTGTCGGGCGCGTTTGGCGGCGCGGGCGGGATCTTCGCGAACATCCTGCATTCAGGCGGCACAGTTGGCATAGCGGGTAGCAGCCGGATGGTGCCTGCCATGGCCTTCGCCGGTGCCCCGCGTATGCACTCCGGGGGCTGGGCCGGGCTGAAACCCGACGAAGTGCCCGCAATCTTGCAGCGCGGGGAACGCGTGCTGTCGCGCAGGGAGGCTGCTGGCTATGGTCAGGGCCAAGGTGCGGCACCCACGGTCAACGTCACGATCATGTCCCGCGACGCCGACAGCTTCCGGCAATCCCGCACACAGGTGGCAGCTGATATCGCCCGCGCCGTATCTCTCGGCCGGAGGGGCATGTGATGGCCTTCCACGAGGTTCGGTTTCCCGACAACATCAGCCGCGGCGCGCGCGGGGGACCGGAACGGCGCACCCAGATCGTTGAGTTGGCCAGCGGCGACGAGGAACGCAACGCCAGCTGGGCGAACTCGCGGCGGCGGTTTGATGTGGCCTACGGCATTCGCCGCGCTGACGATCTGGCAGCGGTCGTCGCCTTCTTTGAAGCACGGAACGCTCGCCTGCATGGCTTCCGTTACAAGGACTGGGCCGATTACAAATCCTGCCTGCCGTCTCATTCGGTCGCACCCGCAGACCAGCCCATTGGCACCGGCAATGGTGCCGTCACCACCTTCGCCCTGCTTAAACGCTATACCTCCGGCGCCCAAAGCTGGACCCGCGCGATTGCCAAACCCGTCGCTGGCACAATCCGGGTGGCTTTGAACGGGGTCGAGCAGATGACCGGTTGGAGTGTCGACACAACGACCGGCAGTGTCACGTTCAACGCCGCCCCCGGCGCGGGCGTCGCAATCACTGCAGGCTTCGAGTTCGACGTGCCGGTGCGTTTTGACACCGACACGCTGGACGTCACCCTCGATATTGAACGGCTGGGGTCAATCACCTCAATCCCCCTGCTGTAGATCCGCAGATGAAATCCCTTTCCCCTGCGCTGCAGGCCCATTTGGACGATGGCACTACCACCTTGTCCTGGTGCTGGCGGATCTCGCGGGCGGACGGCGTGGCGCTGGGCTTCACCGACCATGATCGCGCCCTGAGCTTTGACGGCACTGAATTTGAGCCCGAAAGCGGGTTCGCCGCCTCGGAAATCCGCTCCGGCTCTGACCTCGCCGTCGATGCGCAGGACGCGAGCGGCGTGCTGACCTCGGACCGCATCACCGAGACCGATATCCTCGACGGGCGCTGGGACAACGCTGCTGTGGAGCTGTGGCGGGTGAACTGGGCGGACCCGAGCCAGCGAGTTCTGCTGCGGCGGGGTGCTGTGGGTCAAATCCGGCGCGGGCGGATGGCCTTTGTCGCGGAGGTGCGGTCGCTGGCGCATGTGCTGGGCCAGACCGTCGGGCGGACGTTTCAGGCGGGGTGCGATGCCGCGCTGGGCGATTTGCGCTGTC